ATTAATGTTATATTATTTGTTATTTTAACTTATTTTAGTTATAGCCAATGTAATGGAACCCAATCTTTTACTTTAACCCCACCACCTTCAGGAGGAACTTACAATCCAGGACAAGTAGTAACAATGTGTTATACTATGAATGGATATTCACAAGCAGGAACTAATTGGATAGAAGGATTTGATTTAACATTAGGACCTGGATGGACTTCCGTAACACCTCAAAGTGCACCTGCCAATTGTGGAGGTAATGGAACAGGAGGTCAATGGGTATGGATGACATCAGTAACATCAACAACAAATCCTATCACAACAGTTGGCCCAGGATATTTCTTTGATTTAACAGTTGATGGAAATCCTGGAAATGATTTTGGAGATGCAGGAACATGTATTTGGACATTTTGTGTTACTTTAACTGTTGCTAACGTATGTACACCTCAAAATTTACTGTTACAAGTAGCAGCAGGATCAGATGGTCTTTGGGGTAGCTATACAAGTAGTACATGTGATGCAGCAACACCTTTTACAATATTTAATGGAACTATTAACGCAACAACTCCTACACTAGGAGCAATATTACATAACTAATACCACAACCATGAAACGCCTACTATTATTTACCTTTATGCTAATCTCAGGAATAGCATTATCTCAATTAACAACAACAAACCCAGATACGGTTTGCTATCAAACAACAGCATTATCAACTTATCAAGTACCATCAGCAGGAACTGGAACATATACTTGGACTATTCCTCCATGTGCTACTCTGGTTTCAGGTCAGGGTACTAATTCTATTCAAGTAAACTGGTCAGCTTGTCCTGCAGGATTAATTAATAATGCTATTTCAGTTTCATTTACTAGCATATCAGGATGTTCTGCTACACCAGTAACACTTAATGTGTTGATTTATCAAGTAATTCCTACAATTACACCTATTGGACCTTTTTGTGCTAATGATCCTTGTGTAAACTTAGTTGGAACCCCTGCAGGTGGAACTTGGTCAGGTACAGGAGTAACAGGTAATCAATTTTGTCCAGGTATATCTAACTCATTAATAACATACACTTACACTCAAAGTGGTTGTACATTTACAGCAGTAACAGGAGCTACAGTTAACCCAACACCAGTATTATCTCCTATACAACATAATTAATGAGGTATTTAATATTCATATTATTTCCATTTATATGCTTATCTCAACAAAATATAGAGATATGTGGTAATTCTCAAACATTTAATTATTTTACAACTTCAACAGAAGGAGGAAATATTGAATGGGAGGTAAATGGATTATATTACTATGGAGATGAAATTACTTTAACGTGGGATGAAGCAGGAGTATATGAAATAACAGCAACTGCCATAGCTAATGGATGTTCTAGTTTACCTCAAACATATACAGTAACGGTTACTGAATGTGATCCTTTAATTTACTGGGTACCTAATTGTTTTACCCCAGATGGAAATGAATTTAATCAATTATGGGGACCTGTATTTACAAGTGGATATTCAATTGATCATTTTGAAATATATATTGTAAATAGATGGGGAAATTTAATTTGGCAAGCGTATGATCCTGTAGCTAGATGGGATGGGACATACAATGGTAAAAAATGTTTAGATGGAGTTTATACTTGGGTAGTAAAATTTGATTTACTTAACACAGATGAACGAAGAGTAGATCACGGACATGTGACGATAATTAGATAGTACAATATTTATAAACATATGAAATTAACTGCTTTACGTACTTTAGTAAAAGAGGAACTTAAAAGAACATTAAGTGAAGAATACCAAGATAAATTTAAAATGGTAGGAACACTAGTCTCAAATATTGAACAACGCCCTCAAAAAGAAATCTATTCAGATATTCGCTCAATTACTGGAGTATCAGTTATTTCATCAAAAGAACCACTTGAATATAGTGAACAAGATACTACTAAATTTCAATCAATATTGACAGTTAAAGTAGATGGTTACCCATTTATTACAAAAGGAGGATTTAGCAGAGATAAAATGGCAGAAATAGCTGCTCAAATTAGAAAAGTACCAGGAGTTATTGCTTTTAATTTTAATCCTGATAATATTTCTCCTCTTTAATATATGTATATAAGACAATAAAGTTATAACAAAATAAAAATTATGGAAGAATTTGAAATTCAAACGGAAACAATTGAATTACCCTCTAAAGGTTTAGTTTACCCCCCAGAAAACCCATTATCATCAGGTACTATTGAAATGAAGTACATGACTGCAAAAGAAGAAGATATTCTTTTGAATCAAAATTACATTAAAAATGGTACTGCTATTGATAAATTAATGAAAGCACTTATTGTATCTAAAATTAACTATGATGATTTGATAGTTGGTGATAGAAATGCAATTATGATTGCTTCTCGTATTTTAGGATATGGCTCAGAATATACATTTGAACATAATGGCGAAGAACATACTGTTGATTTATCACAGATAGAAAGTAAACCAATAAATGAAGAAAATTTCCCTAAAGGTGTAAATGATTTTTCTTTTACGTTACCTCATTCTAAAATTAATGTTACATTTAAACTATTAACTTCTTTAGATGAAAAGAATATAGAAAGAGAATTAGAGGGACTTAAAAAAATAAACAAAGATAACTCCCCAGAATTGTCAACTCGAATGAAATATATGATAACTTCTATAAACGGAAATCGAGAGACAAAAACCATTAGGGAATTTGTAGATAAACATCTCTTAGCCCGAGACTCGAAAGCTCTTAGAACATATATTAAAGAATTTCAACCAGATGTAGATCTAACTTTTTTTCCCGACGGTAATTCAACTAGGATCAATATACCAATTGGGCTTAAGTTTTTTTGGCCTGACTTTGGAGAATAGTTCTCAAGCTAAAATTTCAATTTACAAACAAATCCATCAGATTTGTTTTCATGGAAAAGGCGGATACAGTTGGCATGATGTTTATAATATGCCAATTTGGCTCCGTCGTTTTATTTTCTCCGAAATTAAAACCTATTATTCAGAGGAACAAAAATCATATGAATCTTCAGGAAAAAATAATACAAAAACAGTAATAGATTCTAGTGGTAAAATCAAAGCCCCAGAATACATGCAAAATGTTAAAAAACCAGTTAAATACAGTTAAAAATATTATAATTTAATATTTATAACAAAATAACAGAATATGGCTCTTAGAGATGATGCTAAAGAATTAAAAGGTATACTTGGTGAGATAAAAGCAGCAATGGATGATGCTTCTAAATCTTCAAAAGTAATGACTGATGGGTTTAGAGCTAATAGAGAAGCCATGGATGGTCTTATTGATGCTGCTCAACAATTTGCCCAAAACCAAAAAAATATGTCATCAGATGAGCTTACTGCTTTATCTGAAAAAATTAAAAAACATAAAGAAGATCTTCAACTATCACAATCTTCTCTTGAAAAACAAATAAAGTCCACAGAAATTCAAAAAAAGCTTAATCAAGCTGAAATAAATAGACTTAAATCTGTTAGTAGTATATCTGGACTTAATAAAAAACAACTTAGTAGTCTTAAAAGATTACAAGAAGAAAATATTTCTCTTACCCAAACCATATTTGATCAAAAATCAGCTTATGAACAAGCTAACGATGTTTTAGAAGACATAGATGGATCAATCCATGAATTAGAAAATAGTTTAGATAAAGCAGCTAAAAAAGCTAAAATTACAGAAGTATTTAAAAAAGCCATGGATGGTTTTGGGAATGCTATAGATGGTGTAAGAACTCCTTTAGATGGCCTTTTAAGTCCCCTTAATTTAATTAATCAAATTATTGGTTTTATTTTTGGTCAATTTAAGGAAGTAGATGAAGCCGCTGGAAAAACGGCTAAAAGTATGAATATTTCATACAATGAAGCTGTAAGAATGAGAGAAGAAATGGCAGCTGCGGCTGATGCTTCTGGAGAGTTAACTTTAAACTCTAAAGCCATGGAAGCTACTCTCGTAAATGTAAATGCTGCTTTAGGATCTAGTGTTAAATATTCTGATTTAAGTGAACCACTTAAAAAAGATATTCAGTTAATGTCTCAATTAGAGGTAGCAGCTGGATTAACAGGAGAACAAACCCAAGCCATAATGAAATATTCTATGGGTACTGGGCAATCTGCTAAAAACGTTACCAAAGAATTAATGGCTTCATATAAAGTTCAAGGTCTTAAATCAGGACTTGTACTAAATGAAAAAGATGCTATGAAAGCTATAGAAAAAACATCTAAAGCTACTCAAATGTCTTATGGTGGTAATGCTAAAGAGCTTGGAAAAGCATTAGCTGCTGCTAAAGGATTAGGTGTTGAATTAAATAAAGTTGAAGATATAGCTGGCAGTTTATTACAGTTTGAAGAATCAATTGAAAATGAATTAAGCGCTGAATTATTAACAGGAAAAGAATTAAATCTAGAAAAAGCTAGATCAGCAGCATTAAATAATGATTTAGCAACAGTAGCAGAAGAAATTACCAAACAAGTAGGATCAGCCGCTGAGTTCCAAGAAATGAATAGAATCCAACAGGATGCTATCGCAAAATCAGTTGGAATGACTCGTGAAGAGTTAGCTGGTTCGTTAATGGAACAAGAAGCACTTAAAAATATAGGTGCGGCCTCCATTGAACAAGCTCAAGAACAATATAATTTAGCAGTAGCTGAAGGAAGAGAAAAAGAATTTTTAAATCAACTTGGTGATGAAGCACTAGGTAAACAACTTGAACAAACTTCTATTGCTGAAAGAACCCAATTAGCTCAACAAAAGATGGCAGATGAAACCATGCCAGCTGTAGCTGATGCTTTAACGTCTTTATCTGACAATTTTAATAATATTTTTAAAACTATAAAGGATATTATAGACCGTCTTGGAGGAATGAAAACAGTTATGATGGTAATAGCAGGTATAATGACTGCCAAAATGGTTAAAGGAATTATAGATTTTACTGGAGGGGCTATGAAAGCATACCAAGCATTGAAAAAAATGAAACAGGTTGAAGAAGGAGCTGCAAAATTATCCCTTATTAAAGGAGCATGGTCCTCTTCAGGTATTATCCCATTTGTTGGTGCTGGTTTAGCACTAGCTGCTATTGCAGGAGGAATGGCTCTTATATCTAGTATAGCTAGTACTGGAGATGATGTTTTATCCCCATCTCCTGGAGGTAGTGGATATGGAAAAAGAGTATTATTTGGTCCTGAAGGTGCTATTAAACTTAATAATAAAGATACTGTTATAGCTGGAACAGATCTATTCGCAGATGATGCTGTTATGGAACCAGGAAAAGCTACTCAAACATATTCAAAAGGTGCTATTAGACCTGAAGGTGGTGGAGGAACAGACATGTCATCTGTAGTTTCTGCTATAACAGCACTAGCAAATAGACCTGTTAATGTAGGAATTGATGGTACAAAAGTAATTGAAGCTACAACAGGAGCCCAACCAAATACATTTGGAGACGCAACTGCTAAAAATAGTTATAGAATGCAATAATATCTAATATTTATAATAAAATAATTAACCATGGGACTATTAGACAGACTAACAACAGACGGTTCACAATTAAGCCAATTTGATGGACAAACACCCCCAGTAACTAACTTGGACACATCGGAATCTCCACTCCATTACACTTATTCAATTAATGGAAGTCCAAATTTAACTGGATTTCCAACCCCTTCACAATTGGATTTAAATGGTGTTACCCCACCAAAATATTTAGATAACCTACCAGGATAAACTATTTAGATGGGTCTTTTAATTAAATTAAAAAACGGTGATACCGCACTGAAATCCGTCCCGGCTGGTAATGACAGACCTGGAGGAGGAAGTAGTGGTCAACCTTACATTAAAAATTCAATTAATGAACCTACAACACCACTAGATCCTGATTCAATAATACGTGGTGGTTTAATGGCTCCAACTAGTGCTCTTGAAGATGTTGTTCGATTAACTAAGTATTTTTTTGATTTCAAAAATCCTGATGGGATTTTATTCACTGTAAAGCAAAATCTACTTTCAAGAATATCACCAAAAACAGAAGCTTCTTTTGGTTTAGCTTATGGTGGGCTTTCTAAAAACATAGATCTTAAAACAGGTGTTACTAGTGTAAACCAAAGTAATGGAGTTTTAAACGCTGGAGTTTATACTCCTCTTTCAACTATAGCTCAAGCTGGTGTTGGGTGGGCTGGTATTCACTTAAATAAACAAGGTATTGATCCAACTGGACTGATCCCTTTTTTAAGTATTAATAAATACCAAGATGTAGTATATGCAAATAATAAGTCTATACCTGAAGATCCAAAAGTTCCTTTATCTTTAGTAAGAAAGTCTCAAAGGGCATCTGATAAAGCTGGTAGAAAAACTTCAAAACTATTAAATCAACAGTTAAAAACTCAATCCGAATTAAATGCTAATTTTCAAGAATTAAATAATTTACCATCTAGTGAATTCAACCAGCAAACTAAATCTCAAAAAGTAATAAGTGGTTTTTTAGAAAAATGGGATAAATATTTAGATGAACAATCTCTTAAAAAATTAAAAAGAAAAGAAAACGCAGCTGATAAAGCTATAGATAAATCAACTTCATTATATAACCAAGTACAAGAAGCTGAAAGTGCCCCTAAAGTTTACACCAATAGACTTTTAAAACTCTGGAATGATTCAGGTTTAAATTTAAATAATGCTTTTACTTCAATTTCTTCTACATTATATTCATATGGAGGTGGACCTGATTCTGTTTTAGGTGTAGGAAAAACAAATATAAATTTTGCTACAACAAATGATGGTGTTACTCCTTCTAGAACAAATAATATTCCATTTGATAACCTTACAAGACCCGAAGTAAGATATAGTACTATTAATATATTTGGTGATGAAAATAGTAGTGTATCTTTAAGATATGTTGTTGACAAAGATAAAGATTTAACTGAACATGATATATTTGGAAATGATAACTATCTAGAAATATATAATAACACTACATCAGATAGATTAGGAATCACTACAAACCCATCTAACCCATCTTCAGGAAATGGTGATCCAAATTCATCTCAATTTCAAACTTGGAATGAACAAGATTTAATTGGTTTTTCTTCTATTAACCCAAATAGTAGAACCACTCCTGATTTTAGAAATATCCTCCCCTCAGATTATACTAAAACATTTTCAGGCACCCCTTATACTCAAAATAATAATATAGAAACTCTATTTAATTTAGGAAGTCCTGGACAAAAAGGAATTCTTACAGACTATAAAAGAGGAAAAGAAAACACTAACACCCCAGGAAAATATTATCCATTAGATAAGGTAAATGCATCATATATCTATAAAAGTTTAGCTACAAGTGGATATAGAAAAGATCCAGAATATGATGATTTAATCCCTTTTGTTATAGGAATATTAAATAATGATAAACAAACATCAGGAACCTACATAAAATATATGCATTTTAGAGCATATATTAAAAAAATATCTGATTCATATAAAGCTGATTGGAAAGGAATGGAATACATGGGTAGAGCTGAAACATTCTATAGATATAAAGGATTTGATAGAGATATGTCTATTAGTTTTACTATAGTAGCTCAATCTGTTCAAGAATTAAACCCAATGTATGATAAATTAAATTTTCTTGCTTCATCTTTAGCCCCAGAATATTTAGATGATGCCATTACTGGTGCTTCTGGATACATGGCAGGAAATATAACCTATTTAACTATAGGAGACTACATAGTAGAACAACCAGGAATTATAACTAGTTTAGGATTTGACATTCCAGATGAATCTCCTTGGGAAACCGGAAGAGATAGAACAGGAACGTTATATGATCCAACTGATCCCCAATCCCCTAAACGTTTACCACATATGATAGAGGTTGATCTTAAATTTATTCCTATCCATACATTTAGACCACAAAAACTATATTTCCCTTATGATAAAACAACAGGTAGAGATGAACTTACAGATTTAGGACCTCAAAAATATATCAATCCAAACAGAATAACTAAACCTGGAGATTATACTCAAGAAGGAATAAATCTATTAAACGGTAATTTATAAAACATGGGAAGATATTCACAAATACCAACAACAAGAGTACAATTAGAGGATTCTTCTCCTATTGTATATAAAAAGGTAAAATATCCTTTAATTTCCCTTGATTCTCTAGATGTCTATGTGTATGTTACTCAAGGTGATAGATATGATACTTTAGCTCAAATTTATTACACTGATCCTAGTTTGTGGTGGATAATTAATTTAGCTAATCCAACACAAAGTGCAGGATCACTTTATCCAGTTGCTGGATCCCAAATAAGAATCCCAGCACCTAACAGAATATCAAACATATTGGCCGAATATAATACATTAAATAGAGATTAAATAAAGTTATGGGTAATGTAATAGGAGAACCTTTAAAGGGTTATGTAATAGATCAAATAAATGCTCGTCAAAAACTTTACGGAAGTGGAGCAGGACCTAATCTTATACCTAGAACAGATGTTCAAATAAACCTTATAAGTTCACCAACAGCGTGGATAAAATTAGCATCAGCTGTTCGAATTACAGATAGTCAACGCCTTACAGAAATCGGAGTTGATCCATCTCTTACTAATCTTTTATTAGCTAAAAAATTTATTTTAAGTAGTGGGTTATCTGAATTAAGCAACAATAATCTTATAAATAGAGGAGGATTTGACCCCTTAAACCCTAATCTTAATTCATCATATACATATGGACAATACGGATATGTTCCTATGCCTGGACTAATATCCGCAGATATTAAAACATTAAATAGGGGTTCAATTAAAAAAGCCACAGTAAAATTAATTGCTCAAGATGTTCAACAACTACAAATTATAGATTTATTATATTTAAGGTTAGGATATACTGTTTTATTAGAGTGGGGTAATTCATTGTATACTAAAACAGGAACCGATAAAAATATTATTCGTGAAACTATTTTAGAAAAAGATTTCTATACAAATAAAGATTTTAGAAAAATAATTGATAAAATTGAAGTCGAAAGAGATTTTCATAAAGGAAATTACGATGGATTTTTAGCAAAAGTATCTAATTTTTCATGGAGTGTAAATAGTGATGGTTCATATGATATTGAATTAACACTAATTAGTTTAGGAGATGTAGTAGAATCCCTTAAAACCAACATATCCCCAGACATTAACACTACTAGATTTGTTAAAAACACCCAAGTAATATCTACATTACCCCCAAATACAGCCCCACCAGCATCTACTCCAACCGATGAAGAGGCAGAAACCCCAACAGAATCCAATCAGGCATCTAGTATAATCCATTCCATGCTTTACATCTGGAAATGGATAGATGAAGTTAATCAAGGCCAAACCCCAGGATATGGATACAATGTTAATATTTTTCAAAATGGAACTGCTGTTCAGTATGGTTACAATTTAAATAATAAACCTAAAAATGCAACAGGTAGTACCCTTAACATAGGACAAAAAACATATGTATTTTTATATCAAGGAAATATTTCTATTTATTGGGATAGGGATTATATAGGATCTTCTCGCCCTACAAAAAGTGATTTAATAGCTAGCAGTATATCTATGCCAATTAGTGGATTTGGAGTAACTTTTAGCCCAGCAGAGTCAGTATTAGGAAGTGTAGGTAATGTTAATGACGGTATAGGTAGAACCTGGACTGGAGGGGTCTTTAGATTATATAGATATAGAATGGAACAGGTTCAAATTCCAAGTACTCTTGATACAGAGGATTATAGATTAAATTTATTTGAAGAAAAAATATGGCAATGGGCAAAAAATGAATTTGGTGAAAACAAAGGATTTATATCTGATGATTTTGGCAATGCTAACCCAGGAGGTACCATTTTAAAAGGAGATTGGTATAATGCCAATGCTACCCCCCCAGGAAATGAAACCTCTACATCTACCGGTGATTTTAAAAAAACAGCTATATTTGAATATGGTTCCCAATCAAGTAGATATAGTGGATTGTATAGTAGCGTAGATGGTACAATATATCCTGTAAAAATAAATAAAGATTGGAAAGTAAATGATGGAAAAGATGATAGATCTGATGGATTTGTAGAAGCTAGAATATATAATTTACAAGGTTTAGCAAATGGGGATAAAACCACAATTCTTGGAGCTTATATACGAGAAGTATCAGGTTCAAGTCAAACTTTCACTATAGATAACCCATTAAAAGATGCTTTACCAACAGATGCTGTTAAGATTTTTACTAAATCTCCTTCCTACTATTTAAGATTAAAATTTTTACTTCAATATATTCAAAAAAATATTTTACCTAAAATTAAATCAGGAACAAATAAAAATCCTATATTTGATATTCAATTTGATGATGATGATATAATGTTTTCTCTTGAAAATCACATTTCATTAGATCCTAGAATATGCATTGTTAGAAATAATAATTTTTTAGGAGAACAAGCATTTGAGGGTGGTTGTAATTGTTTTAGAGTAGTAGATGATCCTAGTCTTTTAGGAAGTACTAAAGTAGATAAAGAATTTGCTGGGTACATAATGAATATTTATTTAAATTTTGATTTTATAATTGAAAGTTTAACAGGAGATGAAAGAGGAGATGTAAATTTATTTGATTTTCTTAAAAATATATGCACTGGAATAAATAAAGCCCTAGGTGGAATAAATAATTTAGAACCAGTGTTAGATGAAGATACTAATACTTTACGCATTATAGATACTACCCCAATGCCTGGAACTGTTAGAGAAACTAATCCTAATCCTAACTATACTCTCCTTTTAACAGGATACAAGAACAATAAAACAGGAAAAAATTATATTTCAAATTTCATTAGAAAAGTAGATTTAAAAACAGCAATAACACCAGAATTTGCAACTATGGTTACTGTTGGAGCAACTGCTGGGGGTTATGTAAAAGGAACAGATGCAACAGCATTTTCAAAATGGAACCAAGGTTTAGTAGACCAATATAAAGAAGAAGTCGAACCAGGAAATGAAGCTACAGCAAACGCTTCCTCAGGATCATTAGATGAAGCAGTTTTGAACTGGGAAGAAAAAATAGTTAACGCTAAATCATATGATGAAAGATTTGGATATGCTTTATCTACAGATGATACTGGAAATGCAGGACGTGAATTAAAAGATAATGTTATTCAAGGAAATGTTTCTATTGGAACAGAATATTACAAATATTATGTAGCTAAAGAATCTAATACAGGTAATCAAGGTGGAGGTAGTATTGGGTTTATTCCATTTAAGTTAAGTTTTACTATGGATGGTTTATCTGGTGTAAAGATATACAATAAACTTAATGTTGATACTTCATTTTTACCTCAAACATACGGAAACAATTTAGATTTAATAGTAACAGGAGTATCACATAGGCTTCAAAATCAAGATTGGGAAACAAGTATTGAAACTACTGTAATTCCAAAATCAACCCCAACTAAATCAGCTAGAAGATTTACAGGTGGTGTTGTTAGTACTGGATCTCCAACTCCACCATCTACTGGAGGTACCCAACTTAATGGAACCAATGGTAGACTCCCAGAATCTGATTTAGTTGTAGTTGTAACTAAAGGAGGAAGACAATATAAATTAAATAAAAATGCAGCCGAAGCATATAATAATTTAAAAGAAGCTGCTAAAAACGCAGGATTTAATTTAGATAGAGCATTATCTAGTGCTTATAGATCAGTTGATGACCAAATACGTGTACGAAGAGGCAATCTAAAAGATAAATCTAAAAAAGATGATATAAACTATCTTATGACAGCCCCATCTAGTGCATTTAATCTCCCAACAGGCAAACCAGGTTATTCTAACCATGGATTTGGAAAAGCCATAGATGTATCAAGAGGAGATTGCAATAATTGGTTGAGAAGAAACGCTTATAAATATGGATGGTGGTGGTATGGACCCTCAGATCCAGTTCATTTTACTTATGGAACAAAATCTGAATCTGGACATCCTGGATATATAACTTAATAATTTTTTTAATATGGCATATTATCCTAAATCTCAAATAAAAACTAACTTATATACTAACGGTAATGATTACCGTATTTCTGATAAATTTTATAAAGGATACTATTATGAAACCTCTTCAGGTAAAAAATATACTGGGAAATTCCCTGGGGATGGAAATAATGATTCTCTTATTAAAATTTCAACTTCTATTCCCCCTTTATCTTTATTTTCTTCAACACCAATCCTCCCAGAAGAATCTTCTAATTACCCTCAAGAAAATTTAATAATTCCCACCCAATTACCTAATTCTCCAAATAATTATATTGATCCTGTTGTAAGATCAATTCCTTCATTTTACTATCCAAAACCAACCCCACAAGAAATTCAACAAGGAGCAATTACAAGATATTTTTGTAAAAAGAACAATGAGTATAAATACATTGAAATTAATAAAGACACATTTAATAAACTTCAATCCCAAGATAAATCAATAGCATGGGACTTATATACTCCTACATCTTTAACCTACTATATTACTACTAAATCCTTTTACCCACCTACTTCAAATATTGAAAATCAATTAGGATGGAATGGATTTTCCCAATATGCAAGACCATTAAAAGCATAAAATAAAAGCTTGTCTATCTAAAATTTCATTAGTATCTTTAAAGCATGTATTGGCTGATAGAAGATCCTAACCATATAGAAATTTTAACAAAAATTAAACATCAAGTAGCCTACGTTGAAGTAATACCTACATCACATAATCTACATCCTATTGAGAATGAAATATGTGCCTTATATATTCGTCCAAGAGACGATTCAAAAGGATATATTATCCCAATAAACCACAGTGAAACAATAAATTCAACAATAGAGGATTGTTTAAAAGTATTAAACAGTATAGAATATATTTACGTAAGAGATAGAAAGGAGTTTTTACATTATTTTTGCATTAAGCATTGTTACCAACCCACCCCCTCCCCCCATACGTATATACCTCAACCAACACAAGCTCACATACATATTTACAACAAATATCCAACTACATATAATTTAAATACAATAGTACCAATTGTAAAACACTATGAGGTATGTGAGCAAAATTTTGCTAACTTTAACCCTACTAGAATAAATCCATTTTACAACAAGGCAGCACTTGTATTTAATCAACTAGAACGAGCGGGTATAAAAGTAGACCAAACATTATTTGAACAGTACTTTGATAAAGAGGTAGACGAATTTATATACACTCAATACAATTTAAATACATTAACAACTAGACCCTCAAATGCATTTGGGGGAATTAATTTTTCAACTTTAAATAAAGACAATGGAGAAAGAGAATGTTTTATCCCGCGCAATGATTTTTTTATTGAAATGGATATTAGTGCTTACCATCCTACCCTTCTTGCTAGTTTATTGGACTATGATTTCGGTGATGTGGATATTCACAGTAGTTTTGCTCAAATGTACGGAGTGGACTATGCCAAAGCAAAAGAAATTACCTTTAAGCAGCTTTACGGTGGAATTTGGAAAGAATACAAAGAAATAGAATTCTTTAAAAAAGCACAAGCGTATATAGATGATTTATGGGATACTTTTAGTTATGGTGGATATATCAAATGCCCTGTTTCAGACCATAAATTTTTAGAAAGGGAAATGGAGGAGATGAATCCACAAAAGCTTTTAAATTACATACTACAAAACTTGGAGACCGCAAATAACGTTCTTATATTATGGGATATTTTTAAAATATTGCGAGGGAAGAATACTAAACTTGTATTATATGTTTACGATTCATTTTTACTTGATTGGGATAAAAATGAACCAGAGGTAGTATCTCAAATATTAGAAATATTTAATAAATATAAACTTCAAGTTAAAACCAAAAAAGGCACAAACTATAACAACATTAAATAAAAGTTATGTATAACACTTTAAACCAACCTTACCATATGTATGATCAGTATGACTTTGATCAAGTCTTAGATTTTACATTAATGAACAACAGACTATTTTGTACTTTTACGGCTTTGGAGGCGTTGGATGAACTAATTTCAGAATTATCTAGTAAGTATTCCATAATGTATAACAAGATGTTCATATTGCATGTTAAAAGCAATAATGAATATGTTGTAACATATAATGTAGATCAAGGAAATATTAACGACATACCTGAACAAACCATTTTAGTACATAGGAAAAAAGAATCAAATACACTTTACACCATAAATGCATTAAACGAGTTAATCAAAAGATTAAATGGTGGAGTAGTTGATACAAAATACCCAGTAAACTGGCAACATTACAAAAATTGTATATTATTGACTCAACATAATGAGATTAAACAATTAAATACAAAAATATTTAAAATAGTTGAATTATAGTTTGGCTATTTAAATTAAGGTTATTATATTAAACGTTGTAAATTATAAATTAAGTTATATATGAATCTAGATGCAATCAAGAAAAAACTTGAATCAATGCAAAAGACCTCAAATGGAGGATCTAACAACAATTCAAGTAACGTCAAGCGTTTTAAACCAACAATTGGCAAACAAACGGTAAGAGTTGTACCGTTTAAATTCAACAAAGAATTTCCATTTACCGAAATGAGATTTTACTATGGTATTGGTAGTAAAAAAGTGATCGCTTCACCTTTAAACTGGGGAGAAAAAGATCCAATTGCTGAATTTGCAAAACAACTTAGAGGTACAAACGATAAAGAAAATTGGCGTTTGGCTAAAAAATTAGACCCTAAAACTCGTATTTACGCTCCTGTAATTGTACGTGGTGAAGAATCTGAAGGTGTTCAATTGTGGGAATTTGGTAAAGAAATTTACGAGGCATTTTTGCAAATGGCCGCTGATGAGGAAGTAGGTGACTTTACAGACATCATGTCCGGTAGAGACATTAAATTGGTTACTGTAGGACCTGAATCAACAGGAACAGCTTACAATAAAACATCAATTGCCCCTTCAATGAAAACTTCAGCATTATCTGAAGATTCAAAACAAATTGAAAAATGGTTAGAGGAACAAGAAAATCCAAAAGATCTATACAAACCACTTCCATTTGATACTATTAAACAAGCACTTCAAGAATGGTTGAACCCAGAAGAAGAGGGTGAAGAAGAAGCAGTAGTTGACGAGGTAAAAGAAGAACCTAAATCAAATTACAGTCTATCTACAAAACCAGCAGCTAAAAAATCTAAAGCAGATCAATTTGATGATTTGTTTGACGATGATGAAGATGCACCATTTTAATTAACTAAAATAAGTTATGGCAAAAAGAAAATCGCTAACAGAGGCGGCGGACAAAGAACTGAAAACCGCCTTTAGTTTAGATAAATTTAAAGCAAATAAGGGTTTAGCGTCAAACGTTAAATTCAAAGAACAAAGGTGGATTCCATTTTCACCGGCTTTGCAAGAAGCACTCTCAATTCCCGGTATTCCGATTGGCCATAATTCTATGGTTCGTGGAAAATCAAACACTGGTAAATCAACTACAACTATTGAAGTAGCAGTTAATGCCCAAAAAATGGGAATATTACCTGTATTAATCATTACCGAAATGAAACACGATTGGGAACACTGGAAAAAAATGGGATTCCAAATCGATGATGTAGTTGATACAGATACAGGTGAAATAGTTGATCAAACTGGTTTCTTTATTTATAGAGATAGAAGTACCCTAAATTCAATTGAGGATATTGCCGAATTTATTATTGACTTATTAACTGAACAGAAAAAAGGAAATCTACCATATGACCTTTTATTTATATGGGATTCAGTTGGTTCAATTCCATGTCAAATGTCAATTGAGCAAGGCAAAAATAATCCAATGTGGAATGCAGGAGCCATTGCAACTCAATTCGGTAATTTTATTAACCAGCAGATTGTAATGTCTCGTAAAGAAAGCTCAAAATACACGAATACCTTGTTTATTGTAAACAAAGTAGGTGTTGCCCCTGCTTTAACTCCAATGTCGCAACCTAGAATGACAAACAAAGGTGGAGATACATTTTACTATGACGTATCTTTATGTTTGACATTTGGAAATGTTACAAATGCTGGTACATCTAAAATCAATGCTGTAAAAGATAAGAAAAAAGTTGAATTTGCGTTACGTACAAAAATTGCTTGTGATAAAAACCACATCAATGGTATTACAACAACTGGAACTATTATTTCAACTGTACATGGTTTTATTAAAGATGATCCAAATGCTGTTAAAAAATATAAAGATGCACACTCACATGAATGGGCTGATATTTTAGGACAAGGTAACTATACAGTACAAGAAGATAATAGTGAATGGGATGAAAAAGCACCAACACCAGATTTATTTGAAAACGAAGATTAATATATGAAAAAAGACCTCTTAAACCTCCTTAACAACATACAAGAAAAAGGAGAAGAATTGCCACAATCCGAACGTTACCTATTAATAGATGGACTTAACCTGTTTTTTAGAAACTTTAGTGCTATAAACGCTGTAAATTCAAATGGAGTCCACGTAGGGGGTTTAGGAGGGTTTTTTCGCTCATTAGGTGCTTTAATTCGAACAATTCAACCAACCCAAGTTTATGTTGTATTTGATGGGCCTGGTTCCTCAAACAATAGAAAAAACATTATACCTGAATATAAATCAGCAAGAAATGTAACTCGAGTTACAAAACATGAATTGTTTGACAATTTGGAAGAAGAAGACGATTCTAAAGTAGATCAAATTGTTCGAATTATTCAATATTTAACAACACTACCTGTTAAAACAATATGTTTAAGTAGAGTAGAGGCAGATGATGTTATAGCATATTTAAGTTCAACATTACCTACCAAACCAGAAGACAGAGCATTTATTGTATCAAGTGATAAAGATTATCTTCAATTAGTTACAGAAAAAGTAATTGTATATAGACCAATTGAAAAAGAATATTATACAACAGATACAGTAAAAGATAAATTTGGGGTTAATCCTAGCAACTTTTTACTCTATAAATTACTAATGGGTGATAATTCAGATGGAATTACAGGCATTAAAGGTTTAGGCCCAAAAGGTTTATTTAAACGTTTCCCTGAATTAAAAACTCAAGATGTATCATTTGATGATTTACTAGATATTGCTGAAAGTAAACTGAAAGAACACGTTGTATATGCAAGAATATTACACGATGTAGAAGGATTAGAGAACAAATACAAAGTAATGGATTTATCCAACCCAATGATGTCAGATAAAGACAAAGAATATGTAGATGATTTTATTCAAAATTACCAACTTGAATTTCACCCAGAAGAATTTGTTCAAATGTGTGAGGAAGACCAACTTGGAAATTTAATTAGAAATACAGATTTTTGGGTTCGCGATATTTTTAAAGGATTTTTGGAAAATCAACAATAAGTTATTAAATTTAAATAAAAGTTATAAAAAATGACAATTTGGTTCAGTAAAAAAACAAATGGAGAAAAAAAATATTGCAGTAAATCAATATCACTTAATTTTTACCCGCAGCATTGGAAATTAAGGCAATGGAAGTCTAATGGTGCAATTAAAGGGAAAAAGGAAGATAAGTGTTATGACTTAAATATCTATTTTCTTGGGGTATTTTTTGGTTATACAAACTGGGATTATAATAGTAAAATTAAAACCCGAATAGAATGACATTTCCAATTGTTGTTAATATGTATAATAAAAAATACGACTTATACCATACTACAACATATGTATAATCGATATGGATTATACAAGAATATACAATCAAATTATTGAACGTGCCCAAAACAGAAAACTAGATGGATATATTGAAAAACACCATATAGTTCCAAAATGTATGGGTGGTTTAGATATAAAGGAAAATTTAGTTGAATTGACTGCTCGCGAACATTTTCTATGTCATATGTTACTTTGTGAAATATATCCACAAGAAAACAAATTGAAACATGCCTTGTTTTTGATGGCTATAGGAAAAAATAAAAGAAAAAATGCTGAATCTTATAAAATTTCAAGTAGATTATATGAAATATATAGACTAGAATTTATTAAAACTTTAAAAGGGAAAAAACTTTCCCAAACCCATATTAATAAGATGTCTCAAAATAGAAAAGGAATATATCATTCTGTAGAAACTAAAGATAAAATTTCAAAATCTTTACAAGGGAGAGACATAACCTGGGGAAATAAGATTAGTGAAGGAAAAAAAGGAATCTCTCGAGATATAACTTGGGGAAATAAAATCAGTGCAGCCAAAACAGGCAAACCAAAAAAAGGAAAAAGCATCCTTCAGATATGTCCCAAAACCTTAGAGATTATACAAGAATTTCTTTCTGTTTCGGAGGCAATAAATGCTGTTGGAACAAAAGGTATACCAAATGCCCTCTTAGGACTTAATAAAACTTCTGGAGGTTATATTTGGAGATACAAAGAATAAATATTATATTTATAGTAATAAAAGTTATTAACCATTAAAAATTTAAAGTTTTGACGCTCCAATCAATTGACGAATATGGCCCATCTTTCCAGATGAAAGTGATTTCTTCACTATTAACCCATAAAGAATTCCTCCAAAATATTTCAGATGTACTAAGTGATGAATACTTCAGTAATCCAGCACATAAATGGGTTATAAATGAAATTATTAAGTATTATGACCGTTACCATACAGTTATATCCATGGATATTTTAAAAGTTGAAATGAAAAAATTAGACAATGAAGTACTTAAAGTATCTGTTAAAGAACAATTACGTGAAGC